GTCATGGGCGCTCTTTAAGGATGTTGAGTTGTATCTACCAAGGCCCAGACCAACGCAAAGCCCCCTGCCGTTGCCGTGCCATCCCCCACAAAAGCGGTTGCCGAAAGTCCGGTAATGTTGACGTTTACTGGGATTGCAACAATGACGCTGTTGACCAGCGCCGTTGCTTGAAGTCCATTTGCGCCAAGAGAAAGAGGGCCAAGAATTGCGGCGGCTGATACGCCTGTGATGAAGACGAACGACTTCTCCGTTGCATTGCCAAATGACGCAAACGGTACTTCCGCAAAACTGGCGTAACCAAACATGGTCTTCCTTTTAAAAGGCGAGGGGGCAAGCCCCTCGTTTGATTAGAAGGCGATCACGTTGCCAGATGTGGCAGACAACTCCATCCACTCAACACTGACCGTCAAGTTGATAACGCCAGTTGCACCCATTGTCTGGACGTTGTTAATGATGAAGCCCTCCTGATAGCCCAAAATCAAAGGATAGTCTCCGGGGACATGGTTGTAGATGGGAGCAAGTGTTAGCGTTGCACCAATTGCGCTTGAAGTGCCAGCGACAAAAGAAATTGGTTGAGTATCCAAAGTGCGAGTACCGGCAGTCATTGCGCCAGCAGTTGCAATCTGGATGTTTGATCCAGTTAAGGACATCTGCGATGTTGGCATTGCTGTACGCATCTTGCCGGTGTTGGCTTGTGTAAACGCACCAGATGTACCGCCAGAGTCAACAGCAGTGAATGCACGAGCAATCTGCATTGAGTATTGCAAGGATTGAGCCGCACCAAATGCAGTGATGGTTGCAAAATTAAGTTCAACTCGGCGAATCATGCACAAATTGGTTGTGACTGCTGGGTTAAAGCGGAATGAAAAAACCAAAGCGCCAGCGGCAACCCCGGTCAATGAGCCAGAGGTAATTGCGTATTGATACGAGCCTAAAATTTCAGGAGGCCGTTGAGTGAAGCGAACTGCTTGGAATGTAGGATCGACAACTGCTGAACCAGAAGATGCCGCCGCCGTTTGAATAATTGCCATGATTTTTCCTTTTAAGAAAGTGTGTAGTTGAAATTTCGGATGCCAGCGATTGGCCCGTTTGAGTAAACATAGACGTTGATCGTCCCGTTAGTTGTACAACTTCCGGCAACACTGAGGCCATCCATCTCCAACTCATCGCCACCAAGCGCACTGTTTGCGGTAGATGCACTTGGGGCAATACTGATAACGCTTGAGGTTGTTGCCAAAGCGTCTGCAAATGTGAATGATTGGCTGTTCACTGGGTAGTGAGCAACGGCTGTGGCGGAGCCAGCATAAACACCCGGAGTGGTTGCGTACGTCACAGCAAACTGAGTTGCGCTGATGTATTGAATTGCAAATGAGCCGTTGTATGACGAAGGGCTGGCATTCTCAATTTTTACAACCTGCATTGCTTCTAGGCAGTGAGGTGTTGCTGTTGTGTAGGTAACTTGGAACTGACCGTTTGCAGTGGACAAGGAGGCCGTCACAATTGTTGGCAACGTCTGCAAGCCAATGTTTAAACCGCCTGTGATTGCTCTAGGTGCGGAGGCGGCGGATGTTTGAACCGAACTGTCTGGGAATCTAAATCCGCCAGTCATCGACTCAACAATACCGTTCGCCCTGATCTTTGAGGTTGTGTCAACCGTTGTACCGACCAACAAATTATTTGTGGTTGGAGCAAAGCGGGCAACCTCATTGGCAATGAGCGTTCCACCCTGAATGAACTTGATGATCTTGGCGGCAGTCTGCGTACCAATAATTAAGTTGCCACCATTGATGTAGTAGTAACCGTCATTGGGAAGAACCACGCTGTGGGTTGGGTCATTGTGACCGCTACTGGCAACACCCATGTCAGAGTAATTGGTGGTGTCATTACCGTTGTCTGCGGTGATCACAAAGTCGGCAGATGCCAATGTTCCGGCATTTAAATTCTGCAAACTAAATTGCGTGTAGTTGTTTAAATTGGTCAAGAACTGAGCAATTGACTGCGGAAGAATAGTTCCAGAGCCAGCCGCCGCACCTTGGGTGTACAACGCCAATACACCAGTGGCATCCAAGTTGACAGACCTTGACGCAGGGTAAGTACAGAAAATTAATTTTGTACCGGCAGTAAAACTGACTGCGGCTGTAGTGCCAAGGTAGTTGTCAAGAATGGTTGTGCGTACAAGGGTTGTTGTTCCGCTTAACGTGCCAATACCAACTTCCCATTCGCCTGTGTTTGGGTTGACACAAGAATAGTAGGTTGTGTTGCCAACACCAATGCCAGAATTAAACGACTGAAAGTCAGTTAAAGCCCCGGCAAGAGTAAAAGAACCCGTACCAGTGGTTACGGTGGTTTCTGATACTCGATCATTAAGAATTAAAGCCATGTGGCACTCCTATTAGGCAATGCGAAGAACGGCATTTGATGCATCGGCAGTTGGAAAGACGATTGTGAATGCGCTTGAAGATGAAGTCTTGTCACTGCCAAAGTCAAAGATTGCCACAGCATTCTTGCCAGCCGCAGTGAAGTTGTAGATCATTGCGCCACGAGCAGTGATGGTTGATGCCGCCCATGTCACGTTTGAAAACGAGATAAAGGCTGTTGTGCCGCCTGATGTTGGCGGGGTTGAAATTGATAGCGCCTGTCCACCTGCCGTGTATCCGGGCGTTCCGGGTGGAACTTCACCTGCACTTGTGTAAGCTGTTGTGCCAGTACCAAGACTTGCTGTTGATAAATACAAAGCCATGTAGTACACATTTGGGCCGCCACTCAAAGAGCTGAAGTTTTGTTGGGCGCTCAAAATATCTACTTTGAAGCTTGTTGGGATGCACTGAGTGATTGCCATAAAAATCTCCGTTAATTAACTGGGTTGTTTGCTTGACCGTTGCGGTACGCATCTTTTCGATCCATGCCATCACCCAGACGCTTAAGTTGTGCCAAAGCTTCATCGTATCGTTTCTGATACTGGGCAATTACATCTGGTTCACCCTTCATAAAAGTATACGCCTCTAAGAGTGATCCGTACATGAGAACGCTCTCGAAATTTTCTCCGAGCCAAGAGGTTCCAGTAGATGCTGTAGTGATGGATTCTGGGTAGTAGTAGTAATGCAATTCAACCTTGTAGTCCGCATCTGGGCTTGGGCCAACAATCAGCGAAAGGTTGAATGGGCTGTTGAATGGTGCGCTTGAGTCAGTGCCGAACAAAGCGTAATACTGCGGCTCTGCGCCATACGCCGGGTCTGGATAAGTCTCACGAATAAAACTTACGTCCTTGGGTAACAAGAAGTGCTGTGGACTCATCACGCCGAGCGCAGGGGTAGTAAAGACTGCCAATGAATAAACAGCCAGAAAATCAGGCGGCACACTCAGGTAGTGCTTACCAGAGGTAAGCGAGCCTTCCACATTCTTTTTGAACTGAGGCATCTGCACCGTGTTGTAGATGCGAATCTCTGCATTTCTGATGAATGTGTTGACCTGAGTGGTCGAGGTCATGCCCAAGGTATCGGGGAACGAGTTCTCCGTGTAACCTTTGATCGCAGTGACCAACTGACTGTAGTTCATCGGGTTATCCCTTACGCCATTGGCCCACGAGCCATACGACCTTTGGTTGCCGCACCGCTACCACGGACTTCAATGCCGCTGGTCTTGATGTCATCAGCATTGGGGTTTCCCAAGCTCACACGCATGGCGCTGGTACGGGGGCTTACCTTGTCAGCAGACAATGTGTTTGGGTCTGTGGCTTTGCTTTTCTGATTTATGTTCATGCTCTTCCCTTTCATGGTGTGAGGAGGCGCATACACAGATGCATCGCCAACCTCTTTGCCCATCATTTTTTTGCTGAATCCCATATCAGCCCCCACGACCAGAACGCTTCTGGTTCATTACACGAGCCATATTCCGACCAACAGCCTTCATGGCTTTGCCAGAAACGCCGTGTTTGGCTTTGCCGCCCACCATTGAAGGAACCTTTGGGCCGTCAATCCCAAGTTGTTTACCGACTGTTTTGCCTTTTTTGGCAACTCCGTCAAATCCAGCCATGATGTTTCTCCTTATACCTGTACTGTAACGCTGTTTAAACTTGCTGTGGCAATCAAATCATTGGGAGTTAACCCATTGTCATTTGCCCTAGCCCCTCCAATAGGATTCCAGCCCCACTGAAAAACTCTGCTACCACCATCTGGACTTCCGCCAGCCAACTGCTCAGTCCCGTTGCCGGGAATGACTTGCAAGCCGTTTAAACCTGACGAGTAGTAGCTTAGGTCTGGCCTTGGGTTGCGGACACCTTGCGGGTCGTTTACTGGATACATACCCAATTGCAACTGAGGCTGATCCGGCTCCCAGCATTCTGGGCAAACCAAGATATTTGCAATCTTGGTTTTGATCGTCAGTTTCTTCAACTGTTTCAACATATACCGCTGACCACAACGGTCGCATTCCGCAATGGAATACTTGCCAGAGGCAAACGGATTAGGCATAGAACAAATTCCTTGGAACGTATCTGTCTGAAGCTTTGTCTCGGTCTTCTGTCGAAGCAAGATACCACTGCTCCTCGTACTCACTCTTCAAGAAGTCACGAACATTCATGGCTTGAGGAATCTTTTGCGACAGGTAGAAGGCCAAGCCAGCCACCATGCAGGGAATGAATCGAAATGGAATGTCTTGGTACACCTGACCAGAAGTGCCAGAATCTTGAATGCGGCGCAAGCGGTAGTACGCAAAAATATACGGGCCACCGCCGTCACCTGTTGGGTAGACATTGATGTTTGGTAGGTTTTGAACCGTCAAGCTTGCCCCGCTCAAATGAGATGCGGCAGTTGTTCCGTTTTGACCACGAGCGCAGTTGATGAGTTGATTCCCATCCACAGATTGGTAGTAGATGGTTTCGTTGTCAATCAACACAAAGCCATTGGTCGTCAACTCGTAAATGTTGTTTACCGTGATGGTGGTGTCGGTTGCAGAGATTGTGCCGTTTAAAGTGGCTGTGGTGGCGTTGGACTGCCCTGATTGGCGGTTGATCCACACCTGAATGGGTCTGCCCTGCGCCAGCTTGTTTGGAATCGTCATGTAGGTCGATTCGCTGATGCGGGTGATGTTGATGTCAGACTGTTGAGGTGTACCGTTTCCGGTACGGGTTACCGTGTCCAAGAGGTCAATTGTGTCCACGGGGATGGGGTAGCAAGCCTGTCCAGTGACAATGGGTATGAAGCCTTGCTCAATTGTCCAAAGGTTGATGCCACGGTTTGCCCACTCAATGGTCATAATGTTTAACGACCGTCTAGCTGTCCTCATGTCATAGCCAGTCTTCATTTCCTGACCGCAACGCTCATACGCCTCTTCAATCAAATTGACGAGGTCAAGATTAAACGATGCTGATCCGCTGGTGGTAGACATTATCTAAATCCCGCTGTTTTCTTTGCAATACTCTTTGGCTGGGCAACAAATTGTTTCCCCGCCTTCTTTCCCGCCCTCTTTGCACGGGTTGTAGCGGCATACTCTGACGCTGACAATGATTTGATTGCCGCCTCTGGCAGATAGCGTTCGCCTGTTTTTGACGAAGGCTTTCCTGACTTGGTTCGCCATTTCTGGTCGCCCCAGTCTTTCAAAGACTTTTGTGGCGCTTTCAATCTTTGTATCCCCCGCCAGCGGCTTTGTACTTCTTGGCAACAAGCTGTGCTTTACGGGCTGACCATTGACCAGCCCCAGTGCCTTGGGTTGCCGCCGCCTTGACTTGAGAAACAATCCGTTTGCGCAAGCTGGGCTTGGTGTAATTACCTGCGGCGTTTACACCTCCACCCTCTTTGAACTGTTTAAACGCAGTGTCATCCCGCCGAGCTTTACGCTTGGCTACAGGCATCTTGGAGGGGGCTATTGCCCCCATTCCACGACTAGCAAGCACCTTTGCCTCCGTACATACCGCCAGACTTCATCTTGGAGATCATGCCTTTGGTCTTGCCACGAATAGCACAACCATCTGCACGACTGGACGCTGAACTTACAGAACCGCCTTTGGCAAACTTTTTCACTGAGCCGCCTTTTTTGTAGCCAAAAGAAATATCCATTGCCTCGTCTGTCTCGTACTTGGATTTTGGCTTTGCCTTGGACGTTTTAGATGCTGGCTTTGCCTTGTCTGCGCCCGGTCTTGCATTCATTAAGGGGTCTTTGGCATCCCTCTTGTCTTGAGCGGCTTTCTTCTTGGCGGCGGCTTGAGCGGCACGGACAACCTGAGCCTCTTGAGCGGAAACTTTCTCCATCATTTTCGGCCCACCAGCCCAAGCCATAGGATTCGTTACAGCTTCTTTTCTGCCGGGCATAGCCACATTACGCACTTCTTCCATGTTCTTTAAACGCTGACCTGCGGCACTCAACTTGCCTTCGCCTTGCGAAGCTTTTGCCGCATTTCTGCCCATTGCAAACTCAGTGGCAACCTTTGAAGCTCCGCCAGTCATTGGAGTTAAAGCCGCCGCTGTGTTTGAAAGATTACGCATAACGCCTTCCTTTGAGGATGGGCTTGCGTAGTAGTCCTTTATTGCGTCAAACATACCGTAATTTTTTTTGCGGTTCTCAGAACTTGCCACCGCTTCAGCAGATGGAGCTTGATATTTAAGTGACGATGCCGAGGGAACGCTTTTATCAACGGCGGGCATCCCACGACTCGTAGTGGCCTCCATGTTGCGCCGGTCTTCTTGTGACTTTTGAATTTTGTTTGCGGCTTTTACAAACTTGTTTTCTTTTGACTCTGGCAACTGAGTGTATTCAGGAGCAGAAGGACGCTCACCAGCCAAGGCACGGCGGACATCAGCATTGATGTTGTTCATATACGCAGAACCAGCATCACGATCCCGCATAGCCTTGCGGAAGATTTCTTCCCCCTCTCCCTCAACAAGGCTACCGTCAGTTTCGCCAGCGTAGCGTTTGATTTTGCCGCCGCCCTTGAATGTTTTCATTTTTTTAGCCATGATTTCCCTTTAACAGGCTTTGCCGCCCATGCTCATTTTGACCATCTTGCCTTTGGTGTGACCTTTGGCTTGAACTGTATGTTCACCGTGAGGGCGCTTGCCACCTGATGTGACTTTGCCCATTGGAGTGGCGATCATGCCACCTTTGGCAAACTTCATAGGGGCTTTGCCCATCATTTGCTTCTTGTCCATCATCATGTCTTTTTTAGAGCCTTCTTTAACGCCCTTCATTTCGACATCTTTCTTGGACTTCTCAAACGGCATCATTCCCTTTGGCATTCCGCCCTTTTTGAGTTTGGTGAGGTCAGTCTTCTTGCCGCCATGAGCTTGCTTGTCATGCATTGACAAAGCTTTTTTGACAATCTTTTTGTCTTGCTTGAGATTGGACTTCATGGAAGCGCCGCCTTCTTTGAATTTCTTGCCCATATCTGCTTTCATAAAATCTTCTCCAACTGATTGAGGAACTTTTAGCCGCTTTGCGGCTGACGGATTGTTGGCTACCAGAGCCATCAAATTGTGTTGCTTTTTACTTTGGCTGGGCATCATCTGCCGCCTTGAATAAGCTGGTCAATTTTTTCTTCAAGGCGGTTAAAGCGTTGATCAATGTGGTCTGTAAGTCTTTGCACTTCTGCTTTAGTTGCTGTATCACGAGCGATTTCCTCACGAGTTATGTTTAACAGGCGCTCAATGCGCTTTACATCTTCAAGCTTCTCACGAACAAAAAACCACAATGCACCAGTAACAAGAGACAAACCCAAAGACCAAATGGTGTTCATGTCCATTACACAAACCTACCCTTCGTCTTGCCTTTGATGGCACAGCCATCTGCGCGACTAGAGGCACTAGAGACTTTACCGCCTTTGGCTTTTTTAACGGAATTATTTAATGCTTTCTCGTACTCTGCACGAGCAGTTGTTCTTGCCGGGCCTTTATCCGGAAGACCTGATGGACGACCCGGTTCATACGCGCCCCTCTCACCCATTGTAAGAGGAATGTCATATGTGGCCATACCTTTCGGTTGTGACATTTTTGTAGCAATACCTGCTGATGCCCTGTATTGCTTGACGGCTTCGGCATTTTCTGGCGTTCCCGCCGGAAATCCAACATCAGCCATTCTTTTCTCAAGCGCCTCATAAGACATTTTATTTTTTGCCATTTTTTACCTCAACACTTCCAAGCCCGAAGGCTTTTGTTAATCCTCGAATTTGGATCCTTGGCAGTTTTTTCGCTCGTCAATTTCTTCTTCATCCCTTCCATACGGGCGCAGAAGGAGTCGCGGCGTTTGCCGCCTTCTGGTTGTGGGCGCTTCAGATTCATCCCTTGAGCCTTCGCCGAAGCTCTCCCTTTGGCGTTTAAACCGCCCTTGGGATTCTTGCCCTCTGCTCTTTGCCATGCTGGGGATTTAGCCATTGACCACCTTCTTTTCTTCCTCTATGGGGCGAAGCATTGGGTACAGGTAATCCTCGCCAAAAGAGCCTTCAAACTCATGGATGCCCATGTGTCCAAGCTTGATGGTGGGATCAATCCAAACCTCAAATCCAGCCTCTCTGGCACGGTCGCAGAAGGTGTAATCCTCCCCAACGTAACCCTCTGGGGTGGACTTGAAATCAAAGAACGAATAAGACTTGCCGTCTTGGATACGGTCATCGATGTATGCCCACTCAGGATGTGCGTCCCGCAAGGTGGTGAAGACATCACGGCGGATGATCATAAAAGCTGTGGCAACCCGCAAGGCACGAACAAGACCCATTGGGTTCATTTGAACCTGACGGTCTTCATCAATATCCAGCGTAGAAATGTAGACCTTGCCTTTTTTACGAGCCACAGGAATACCAGCCACAATGCCTTTTTTGGGATCACTGTTCCAAGCCATCAGACGGAAAACATCATCAGCATTGAAGGTGATGTCAGAGTCAATGAACATCAGGTCAGTGCAGTCAGACTCCAAGAAGTCATACGCAATCAAATTTCTGGCACGAGAAACAACGGAGCATCCAGAGACGTTGCCTACTTGGATTTGAACTCCGTGCTTCTGAGCTTCAACACAGAAATGGGCAAATGAGATTGCCCACTTCGTTGCCACCTTGTAGTCATACGAAGGAATGCCGATCATTATTTTTCGACCAACCAAATTGAATGAGCCTTCTTGTTGCATAAGTTAACCGTAGAAAATAGTAACTGAATCGGCATCACCAATGTCGCAGTAAATGCTTGTTTTAAACAAAATTCCTTCACCGGGAATTTGAATATAAAGCCCTCCGGAATGATTGGAATCAATCTCCAGAATCACTGAACCTGTAGCGGTGGCGGCATCATAAAATTTAAGATGATCAAGAGGAGCGCCATCCGAAACATGAAACAGCACTCCTTTTAATCTGGCTCGACCAGCATACAGCAAGGCACTCACGTTTGAGTGGGCCGATCTAACATCCGTTTGCATCATGGCTAATCCTTTCGAGAAAAAAAGGGGAGACTAGCTCCCCGTCAGATTAGTTTTGAGTGGCAGTTGGGTTTGCCGCACCATCTGAGTTGCGGACAGAATAAGTGATGATGATGGTTGCCGCACCAGTAGTCAATGCAGTTCCAGCCAAGGTGTAGGTAACGATGGCATCAGTTGAGCCAACATTGAGGAACAAGGCTGGTGTTGTTGCATTTGCAGTTAAGCTAATGCCGCCAACAGAGGTGATTGTTCCTGTGGTTGTGAAGTCTACAGCGCCAATACTTAGTTTGGCAGTTGTTGCCGCACTGAATACGGTAGTGGTGACAATTTTGATGTCGGTGATTTGAGCGCCAGCAGGAAGAACAAAAGCAGTTCCAGTTAAAGTGCCGAACACGACATTTGCGGACTGGCTAACTGTAGTAGCGCCCATGTTGCGAATTGTTCCGGAAGTTGTGCCGGTGGTGTTTTTGACAGTACCCAACAACCAAGGGCCAAGGTGAGTTGCGAATCCCATAATAATTCCTTTATGCAAAAGTGCCTACACCATCATTGCACTGTCCGCTGGGGCGGTTGATGTAGGTAAAAGCCCAGATACCTAGTTTATACACCACATTTAAACGCTGTACAAGGTTTAAACGCAAAAAAAAGGCCCCCGAAGGAGCCTTTCTTTCCAAGGGCATTAAGCGCCTTGTGCGCCCCACATTCCGAGGGGATCAGACCAACCGAAGCTATAACGCTCACGGGACTTGTAACGGACGTTGCCGGTATCAAAGTCGCCGTCCATGCTGTTAGACAGCGGGGTGCGAACGAAATGCTTCATGCCGTTTGGAACATCGGTGGTCAGGAACCAGCCGTTTGGATCGGTCAAGAAGTTGTTAACAGTGTAACCTTCAGAGACAGAGCCATTGTTCTTGATGGCGTTGATGTCGTTGTCGGTTGTGCCAACACGCAGTTCGGTTTCGAGCAAACGAGTTGCAACGAACTGAAGCTGTGGAGGAACAATCAACTTCTTGGGCTTGGCGGCGATCAACAGATCACGCTCGTCAGTCCACTGTTGGATTTGGATGATGGCGGCTTCCAAGGAAGTCTCATTCAAATCTGCGGCGGTTGACTGGGTGTTGCTGTTGGTTCCACCAGAAACCAAGGGGTGGTTGGTTGCAAACAAAGGCACACCGTCACCGCCGTAATAAGCGGCTGAGTTGGTGAAACCGTTGTTCAACACGGCGGCGGCTTTGACCTGTTTGGTGTAAGCCATTGCACGAGCCAAAGCCTTGGTGTAACGAGCAGACAGGCTGTCGTACAAGTTGTCTTCGATGGCCTCTTCGGTCAGCGAAAAACCCAGAGCAATGGTTTCGTGGTTGTAACGTGCTGTAAACGCCTCTTGAGCATTGTCATAAGCGATGGCTTGGCCTTCGTTCTTGACAGGTGCGGCAGAGAAGCCGGACAGCTTGGTTTCTTCTTCAAAAGAACGCTCTGAAGTCTCAGTTTCATAAATTTCTTTATGTTGCTGACCATACGTTGCGTATTCCAAACCGAACAAAGCGTTCAGTCCGGGGAGCAGTTCTTTGAGTAGTTGCGCACGGGAAATAGCCATTTAGATGCTCCTTTAAGCGGCGGTTACTACGTTCGTAGCAGACGTATAAGTGTGAACGCCAAAATTGAATTTGACGATCACCTCTGTAAACGAGCCAGAAGCGTTGACGGTTTCTGGAACCACATCAACAATGCGGAAAGGCAAAGTTGTGGTTGAACCAGTCGAGTTGTACACACCTTCTTTAGAGTCGCCAGAGGTAGTGCTACCAGCGGTCAAGAAGAAAGCCACGTTTTGACCAACAGCCGCACGGGTCAAGCCACTGACTGCTGTCGAGGTAGACAGCACAGCAACTTTGTACAGGGTGTTGGGATCGTCGGCAACAATACCAACGGCATCAGAGGCGACAGTGCCACCGGGCCAGTATTGAGCGAAAATCTTTTGGTTGGTTGATGGGTTTGTGTAAGAACAACCCAAGAAAACGCCGACTGCATCAGTAGCGGAGGTAGTGCCTGTGGCGGCTCGGCTCAGAGTACCACCAGTGTTCAGACGGACAACATCACCTGCAAAGATAGATGTGCCAGAGCCTGAAGCAATGGGAATATTACGAGTAGAACCAGCAAAGACCTGACCGCCGATCAGATTGATCGGTTGAAAGCCGTAAGGGCCTGAGACGGTAGGATACGCCATGAAAAAACTCCAAAAAGTTTAAAAGCCTTTGCCAAAGGTTGTCGAAGACTTGCCTTCTTTGAAAAGGGGCATCCTCGCATCGCTTTGACGCATAAAACTGTTGTCTACAGCATCCGTCTGAGCTTGGGTCTGTCGAGCGTAATACGCCCGTCTTTGAGCCGTGAACTCTTTTGGAGTCTTGCAAAGCAACAATCCGGTGATCTCGATGTTGTCTTTGTATCGACTACCGGGATCAACTAACAGTTGGAACTTGGGTTGTTCTTCAATTCCTACAGGTTCCCAGCCCTCACGCAACATTCTCGAAACATTACGGGGGTCTGCGTAACCCAGAGTTGCAGTACGCACCCAGTGATAGTCGTAATCCGGGTGCTTATCAGGCTCCGGCAAGAGTTCCGCTGGCATCCACTGCTTTGGACGTTCATGGGTTGCTCTTGTATCGACATCACGGCTTAAACGGTTTATTTCAGTCTTTGTCATTTCAAATCTCCAGTTTTAAAACTTCTTTGGCGTATTGCTCGGGGGTGATTCCAAGTTTTCGGGCGAGATCAACTTGGGAAGGCTTCAGCTTCAATTTCTTTGAGGCCGTGCTTCTTGAGGCCGGAGCTACGACAACGCTCGGTTTCGTACGAGCGGGAGGTTTAGAGTCGATTTCGACTTCCGTTCCTTCGTCTTCCTCGAATCTTTCGGGGAAGCGTTTGCGCATTGTTGCGTCAATGCGCCTGTAATACTCATCAGTTGTGGCATAGCCAGCACCGTTTTCAGCAACGAGTCTTTCGTGTGTACCCATTGCCAAAGCTCGCATTTCCGAGTCTGAATCAATCCAAGAGTTACGCTCTCGCCATTTCTCAAACTTCTGGTCACGAGTCGGCTGTTTAGGCCGTTGGGGCGTTTGTACCACAAATTCTTCTTCCTGAACAGGCCGGTTTTTAAAATTATGTTCAGCCGTTTCTGCTTGGGAAATGGACATCTTGGCTTCAGTCATTGCTTCCTGAGCTTCGATAATCTTGTCTGTGTCGCCTGATTCGTACGCATCCCGATACTCACGCTTGGCCTTTTCAAGGGCGGCATGGGCATTGGATTTGATGGAATTGATTGCAAAGCTTTCAGTGTTGTTTACACGCCCTTTGAGGGCTTTGTTTTCCTCAAAAAGCTTTTTGGCAACCTGTATGGCCTCTTCACGCTCACGGTCAGCGGCTTCTTTCGCCCTTCGTTCATCGTGGTAGACCTTTTTGAAGGCGGCAATCTTTTGCTTGGCGGCGGCTGAATACTCATCCAACTCGTCTTTGTCCAATTCCTCTACAAACTTGGGGTCTGAGGGGGTTTTGCCACGGTCTTCTTCAGGGGTGTCATCCTCGATTTCAATCTCCAAGTCAGCTGGGTCTTGCTCATCGGGGAACTTGTATTCTTCGCCTTTGTATGTACTCATGTGCGCTCCTTATTTGCGTTTGATGCCACGGGGGTCTTCCACAGTGCCTTCAACGGAGTCATCGTTGATGATGCGAAATTCTTTGCCGTGGATAACAAGCCGGGTTCCGGCGTGGGGGCGAACAAGAATGAAGTCGCCTTCTTTGCACCAAGGGCCATTGGGAAAGCGCTTTTCGTCCTTGTAACAATCGGGGCCAAGCTTGACCACAAACAGCACGGTGGTCAGCGTTTCCTCGTTTTGCACAGTGAGTTCGGCTTTGATGATGCCGCTCTCGTACTCCTTCTCCTGCTCTGGGATGGCGCAAAGAATGCGGTATCCAGTGGGGGTTGGGAGTTGTTTTGCCTTTTCTTCGTGGGTCAAAGGTGCAACCTCTTTCAATGCACTTTCTTCTGCCAGCCTCGTGCCGACACTTGAGAAGTCATTCATTAAATCTCTCCGATTTTTGTTTTTGGTCTAATACGAATTCCCGTGCAATCAGCAGACCTCGAATCTGACCGCACGTTGCCTTGTATTCCGACAGGTCACTTACGTTGCCTGTGGCTACAAAATCTCGTAATTGATAAATTTTGTCGTCAATATTTTTAACAATTACGTCAAAGTTATCCATCATTCACCTGTCGTTGGTTTTGTTGGGGGTTTGTTTTTTGCATCATGCAGTTTGAACAGCGACTCTCTGTTTAAACGGTCTTTGGAAGAGGCCATCTCGTAGCCCAATCGGTGACCGCCAAGGTTGAGTTTTTCCTGTTCTGCTTCTGCTTTTTGAGCCAAAGTCGCCTTTTCGTGGGCAATCTTGACTCCCAGCTTGTGGCCTTCCAAGTTGGTTTGCGCTTCCAATTTGGCTTCTTCGACCTCCAGTTGAGCCTGTTTGAGGGCTGTATCTGCTTGGTCTTTTGCCATTTTTCGTTTGATTTCTTCGCCCTTGAGTTGCAATTCCTGCATCTGCATTTGGATGATGGGGTCTTGCTGTTGCTGGGCAATTTGCTGTTGAGCGGCTTCGGCTTGGTTCTTTTGAAGCAATTGCTGGCTGGCTTGCGCTACCAGACGGGCGATCTGGACTTCGTACTCCTGCGGCAGTTCGTCATCGTCCTCCGCCATATAAGGCAGGGGAGCGCCAATCTGCTGTTCAATCTGCTGACGGTACTGGAAGCCAAAATGCTCCGCAATGTGCGCCTGAAGACCTGCGGTAATTTGCTGTGCGTTGGGGCTTTGACCCACAATTGCCGCCGTCTTGGGGTCTTGCAGGAAGTTCATGTGGGAAGCGATGTGAGATTCGTGATCTTGGTAGATAAATGCCTTGAGCGGTTTGCTCATCATGGCATTCATGTTTTCGCTCAATGGATCACGAGGCTTCTGGTCATCCTCCAGAGGGATAAGCTTTTGGGCATTCCTGATGCCCAGCACATCCAGCATTTGGCGGTGTAGCTGTGGCATATTGTAAATACCGGGTGCGCCTTGGGCCAACTGCAAGACCGCCTGATATTGCACGATCTTTTGAGCCATTGTGGCGGCATTGGGGTCGCTGACAGGTATGACATCACAGCAGTCATAGTCGGATTTCTTGGCGCTACGGCTACCTTCTTCTGGCTCGTAGTCATACTCATCTGGGGTGTAGTCCCTGATGATGTCTCGCAACAACACCAATTCCTGCTTCATGGAGTAGTGGATACGGGCTTGAACAGCAGACATCACCTTCAGGGTGCGTTCTAGCAGTGCCAGCGTGGAGCCAACGGGAGCGTTTGCAGACATATCTGCCACGTTTAAATCGCCTGAGCCAGCGGCTCTGCGGCCTTCTTCCACGATGTTTGCCAGCAACGCCATCAGGACTTGGCTTGGCTCCTTGTATGGAAGCGGCAAGAGGTTGTCTTTGAGTGTTCCGGAGGCAACATCCGCATCTCGCCACTCCCCGGGCGAAATTGGGGTGTCATCGCCCTTGACTCTCATGCCTTTGGTTTTGAATCCGCCGGGCAAATTGCTCAGAGTTCCAGCGTCCACCAACTGACGGATCAGCGATGTGCCTGACTTAGCAAAAGCACCGATCAGATGAATCAGGCCGAAGTAGTAGAAGCCAAAGCCGGGGACGTAGCCATAGTGAACGAAGTGGCTTCGTTTCTGATGGGTGGTGTCCTCTGGTCGCCAGTTGCGGCGCACAGCCAGCACGGTTGTGGTGTCTTTGTCGATGGTAACAATGTAGGGCAGAGCAATGCCGGTTGGCTCTCCGTTTTCATCGCAGTCTTCAAATCCGGGGATGTCAAGGTCAACTTGGACTTCATAGAACTTGTACCTGTCGTCTGTAGTCGCCTTGAAGCCCATCTTCTCGGCAATCTTTTTCTCCACCTCATCAAGGCTGGTGCTTGGCTCGCCCAAGTCCTCATCAACGTAAAAGCCTTGGTGAACCAAACGAGCAAACTCGTTTTTGGTTTTGCGCATCACATGAGTGATACGAGGAGAGTTTTGCAGGGAGGATGCGCCATACGGGACGATGATGTCTTCGGCTGGCACAAAGATGGATGTCTGGCGGTCAAGTGCAGGGTCAAAGTAGACCTTTTTGAATGCATTGCCTGAGAGTCCCAATCCCCAAATCATGCGCTCATGCTCTGGTCGGAACTCTGTCATCACATCCGTCAACTCGTAATTCATGTCATCCTGAACACGGGTGGCGGCTTCTTTTTTCTCTGGAGTTTCTTTCCCAATGATCTGGGTCTTGACTGGCCCAGCGGCGGGGAATGTCGCCATGATGGTTTCTGCTTGGAACTTGACCAGCGCCTCTGAGAGCAGTGGATGGTAAACGCCACAAGCGCCTTCCCAAGGTTCTGACCGCTCTTCGATTTTCATGCCGAGGAGTTCAAGCCCATCGACATAGGTTTGCATCCAATCCTTGCGGGAGCTTAGGTCATCCTCAATGTCACCCAGCAAATCATTGGCAATGGTGGCGAGTTCTTGAGGATCAATGTGTTCTGCAAGATTGGCATCAAAGGGGATGTCAGGAGTCTTTGTCTCTTCAACTGAAGCATCTTCGTCCTCGCCAATGATCTCAATTTCAATGTCAATTGAGGGGGCTTCCTCTATGACTGCGAGTCCTATTGGCGCTTGGTACAAACTTTTTTCGATCATGGGGTTCCTCAGTAGTAGGCCGCTTTCTTTCGGCGGGGGACAAAGTCTTCTTCATCATCCGTGTTTAAACGGAGAAAACCGCCCTGCCGGAACCTTAACAGCGCCTGACTGGTTGAGTCAACTAAGTCGTCATGCTCACCATTTGGGAATGAGGCACACTCCTCCATGACCTCTTCAGCCCAGCGTCTATCTGGACACCAGACAAAGCCGGACGCAAATATGTCAGATATTGCGTTTACACGGGCTATCTTATCATTGCCTTTGCTCGGTGTGTACTCTTGCAGAGGGATTCCTGTGCGTCTCATCTCGTAGATCAGCGGCGCTCCTGCCGCCTTCTTTTCGATCAGTAGGGTGTCAGGTTCCCACTCGTTGTACATCTCAAACGCCTTGGCTTTGAGTTCAGGAAACTCCAGTCGGTCTTTGAATGCGTCAAGCAAGATGATGTTTGGCTGGGCATTGCCCTTTTCATCGGGGTGTCTGAACACTCCCCATGTGGTGCAAGCTGAATAGTCAGCCCTGTTGTGCTTCTCAAACGCCGTATCCCAGCTTTGAATGGTGTATTCGCACTCAGGCGGCTCGTCTTTGTCCCAAATCTTCCACATTTCCCGCTTGATGAGCGCACCGCCCTCAGATGTTGGGTTTTGTTGGTACTGGGCTTCCCATTTTGGGACTGGAATCTCAGATTTGATGGCCTCAAGCTCTTCCTGTGACCAGAATTCAGGCCAAAGTGGCGCTCCAGAGGGCATTAATGCAGGAAATTCGATGACTTCCCACTCATCTCCGTCCCTTTTGACCGAGTTTGACACCACCTGACCCGTCAAATCCCGTTTTGACCACCGTGTCATCACGATGATGATGGCTCCCCCGGGCTGTAAACGCTGGCGAGGGCCTGAGCTATACCATTCATACACCCTGTCATAGACCTTTGGGTCGCCTTGCATGGCTTCCTGCTCGGAATGCGGGTCATCAATGATGAGAACGTCAGCGCCTTTTCCGGTTACAGCACCGCCCACACCAATGGCGAAGTAGTCACCGCCCTTGTTTGTATTCCAGCGTCCAGCGGCCTTGCTGTCTGTGGATAACTTTGTTGGGAAGATGCGTTGGTAGTGGCTTGTGTTTACAAGGTTTCTGACCTTTCGACCAAAGCCCACTGACAATTCTGCGGTGTGGGCTGTCTGGATGATCTTCTTGTGCGGGTATTTACCTAGAAACCAAGATGGAAACAGAAAAGAGGCAAACTCTGACTTGGTATGACGGGGCGGCATATTGATGATGAGCCGCTTGAGCTTGCCGTTGGCAACCCGCTCAAAGGCATCTGCCATGATCTTATGGTGTCGCCCTGCGATGAATGAGGGCCACATATCTTCTACGAACGGTATGAAGTGTTCCTTGCACTGCTCACGGCGATCAGCCTCCATAAGGAGTTTGATCTTGGGAATCATTTCATGCTCAGGCGGGAGTGTCTCCAGCATCTGGAGGTACTGCTCCATTTCCTGAGTGGTCAGAAGACTCATAGCTTGGTCATCTCATTGACCACTTTGTTGGTCAGCTTTATGGTTCGCATCTTCTTGGGTTGCATCTCAATGGCCCCCATCTTCTCCAGCTTGCGGATGTAGCGGAATATGTTGGACTTGCTCTTCATGCCAAGACCAATGGCAATCTCTCTGTAGGAGGGTGTGATCTTGCGTATTTGCTGACAGGCCACGATGAAGTCGTAGACCAATTTGGTTTTCTTTTCCATGCGAACCCTTATGCGAACATTTGTACGAACGCAATATAGCACGTTTAAACAGGATTAAGAACGATCAAGAAACCCGAAGGGTTGCAGTCCTATACACATCCACGCCGTCATGTATAGATTTTGCTGAAATGTTTACATGATGGTTGCAGGGACTGGAGTCGAACCAGCGATCTTCTGGGTATGAACCAGACGGGATACCACTTCCCCACCCTGCTATAGATTGTTGGTGGCAGGTGCTGATCCCCTGCTTTGCGCCTTAACGAATAGGTCTGTTATTGCGCTTAGACGACCTGACTTTGCGTATCAGCCTACGCATTCACCAACACGGCTGGAGACTATTACTAATAGTACCTAGTGACAATCCCCATGCGAATTGGAGCTAGAGCAGGGAGTTCCAGACCGAAGGAGCAACCAACAACCCAAAGTATCACAACAACAGGGAGTGGTCTGGTTACTATGCTCTAGCGAACGAAATATACATCAATTGGCTTGCCTGTGTACACCGATCTTGCAGAATTATGTGGAACGATGCAAACCACACCTCCAGAAGTCTCCACAAGATTATTTGCTTGTTGTTTAAACAATGCGAACGATACTGCCATTTTCAAAATATATAGGGGTGGGGGTTTGTAATAGGAAAGTTAAGGGGGTGTGTTTTGTGGGATTGGATGTGTGGATTTGAGTGTAGAGTCAGCCCAGTCAACGCCGTCACAAAAGGGAGGGTCGGGGTAGGTGGGGTCACGCCTAGCGCACACGCCTCCAGCCGCCTAGCGCACGAGTGGAGAGCCAGCGTTTACACGCTCTGCACACCTCACGCTACGCCACACACACGCCTCATGCATACGCACATACGCCACGCATACACGCCTTGCACATAGCCGCTATGCACCCTCTCTGACCCGTTCTCTCCCCTCAGTGCTTGGCTGATGGCAGTGTGACGTTGAGCATCGATGCCATCTTCGCCTTGAGTTCACTCTTGAGCTTCTCTACATCTAGATCGTTCTCATCTTTGTCACCAGTCTCATTGAACATACCAATGGACTTGCCCATCATCTCCAATGCTCTGAGCTTGTCACTCACTCGCTCAGTGTTCTTGGCGTGTTCAAAGAGTTCCTGCATGATGAATCGCCTTGTGGCTAGTTCATCGTTGATCACCATCTCTCGTTTGGCTTGGAAGACAGGCTCAAGTAGTAAGGTAATCCTGCTGTCATTCAGCAATCGGTTCGCATTTGCCATCACTGTTGCATTGGTGCTATTCGCACAGTCATACACCTTCCGATACGCCTCTGCTGGACTGAGTCCATCTGCAATTGCAGAGGCGAACAATTTCATCTTGGTAGTGGTCTTCTTACTCTCAACGATTTCATCTTCCATTGGTTTATGACCGAATGGCTTTCCATCTCCTCTCTGTGTTACCTCTACTTGGTGAACAGCTTGCCGTATCGCTTCGCTGTACTCTCCCTCGCCATCAATGATTGCATCTGCGAACGGTGCAGTGCTTACACCAGTATCGTTCTCATTCGTTTTGATTTGTGCCATGTTGTGATCCTTTTCGCTTGGTTTAAACACTCTGCATTTGCTCTCAGCATTTTCTCAGCGAGACACACACAACGCAACTCGTTCGCATATTGCACTTCGATGCACTTGGTCACACTTCAATGCACTTCGCCACACACAACAACAGGGCGACAACCGCAAGTGCGGTGAACACCAGCAAGCCAACAGCAAGACCGTTTAAACATTGGCTCACTGCAAGCTCATGCTTTGCACCTTGTGTCGCCTCTCTCTTTGCTCACTGCCTATCAAGCACCTGTCCATTCGGCTTCGCCTTGTCCCTCGACCCCAATCGTTCGCATTGAAAACCGAAGTACTCAAATCACCAATGAAAACAAAGGTATACATTGACCGTTTCCAGCTGTCTCCCAAATCTGTAACTCGTTGATTCATAAGGCTTTTACAACTTACAGCAAACTTACAAAAATACCTGTTGCAAAGGTGTGTAAACGTGCTAGCATTCGTTTCGTTGTGGTGCTTGCATCACACAACAAAGACGGCTTCGATGAGTGACTCGCAAACACTCTAGCCCGAGCAGACAGCCCGTCAGGTACAGGCTCTCAACGTGTCACCCACCTACACACACAGGGGACAGACAGAGAGCAACAGCCCTGATGACTACGACAGTCACCTACGTTGACCGTTCACGCCATGCCTACCACCTACACACTCAGGGGGCAAACAGCGAACGATCTGACCGCTCTGAGAGGAGTGGACGCAAGGCACTGTCCCCATGCACCGTCCTCGTGAATAAGGGCGGCAAGTGGATTCCACTTCAAGCACATTGTTTCAGTGTGCTTGTGGATGCAATCCGCATCAATCAACAGGAGGCTATCCATGACACCATCACAAGAGCTAAACCACAGCAAAAGCGTTCTCATTGCATCGCAAAAGGCGTTCGCAAAGCACCCTAGTGCAACCAACTGGCAACGAGTTTTGTTCCACATGGAGCATTACCAAGAACTGTTCAACACGGTATCGCTGAAAAAGGAGGCTCACGCATGAAACAACTTGTCAAGGTGTTTGGTGTGATTGCACCAAACCAAAAATACATCGTGTCTCTGTACCGTGTAGAGACATACAACCACCGCACCACTCCACTTGTCGTTTGGCAAGTGTGGATCAAGTCCAGCGAACACGCCTCTTGCGTTCGTGAATGCACAACCAAGCGTGAGGCTATCGAATGGGCGTTCATCTACAACCAACCACAGAAAGAGATCGCATGAAACAGGACATTCAACTTCTCGCAGAGACGCTTGAAGAGGCGTACAAGGCTCTTCAGCAGGGCGACAAAGACATTGCGTTGGCTTGCATTGCCTACGCACAGACCATCATCAACGGCACAAACAGGGAGGTTTAAACATGGAGATCAAAGTTTTTTTCGAGGTGCATAACGGCTACACCGAACAAGTTGCAGTGTTCGCATCTGAGGCGGTGTATGCCGCTTGCCTCCCTGCGCTTGAGGCGTTAGCCAATGAGCTGGGCTTTGACTCAGTGACAGAGTCGGTGACCTACGAACAGCAGAGCCTGTCTCATGCCTATGCAGAGCGGGGTCTTGAGGATCGCACCAAGCCCATTCGACAACTGCCTGAGTTTCACGGCTGGAGTGACGCTCAGATCGCCAACTACTTTGAATCACTTTAAGGGGAACAACATGGAAAAGAAATCAATCGAATCATTCAAGCTGTCCATCACTTGGAGCGATGGCAAAACAGAGGGCTTGGCAAATTGCCTACCCGAATATTTGGAGGCTGAGTTGCGTATTTATTTTCAAGAGCTTGAGGACTTGCGTGAAGAGCATGACGCTGATTTGCGTGACGAGCCTTATTCATTCGCACAGGACAACTGATGAGGCTTGATTAGCCGAAACCTGCGAGAGCAGGTCTTGTTCAACTTTATGGAGGCTTATCCATGTACTACGTTCTCATGTCTCTCGCTTCAGCGGCATCGCTGTTCGCAGGTTTCTCTCTCAGTGACGGTGTGCCACTGTGGAATTTCGTTATCGCCATTGGCGGTTTTTATCTTGGTCACGTTGTGACTGAGGCTCTCAACAAGGAGGTTTAAACATGGTCATCGATTCAAACAGCCCATTGGCAATTCGTGGCATCAAGCGCAGTGTTCCAGCCATTGCAGTGCCACTCGCAGAGATGGTTGATTACTGGGGTTCGCCCTGCGATGAATACGAGAAAGGTTGCTCTGCCTGTACAGCGTGGAGCTTGTTCAACAAGTCAGGCAAGTTTGCTACTGACGCTGAGGTCAATTCAAAAATGAAAGAGGAGGTTTAAATATGACTGCTACCAACCGTGAAGAGTGGCTTGCCCACGCTGTAGAAGAGCTTCGCTCTATCTTCAATTCAAACGGCTTCCCACTGCCCGACAAGATCAGGGTCACCTGTGGATTCCCATCCAGCAAGGCTCGTTCGCAACACCGTGCCATTGGTGAGCATTGGTCACCCAAGGCATCGTCTGATGGTCACCATGAAATCTGCATCAGCCCTGTGGTTGATGACGCTGTTGAGGCGTTCGCAATCCTCTGCCATGAGTTGTCCCATGCGGCAACAGATGGTGACGGTCACCGTGGACGTTTCCCTGCTTGCGTTCGTGCCTTGTGGCTTGAGGGCAAGGTCACTGCAACAGAGGCTGGCGACACGTTCAGAGACAACTTCGCTTCACTGATCCAGTCATTGGGCGACTACCCACACGCCAAGCTGAACATCTCTGCTGTCCGCAAGGTGCAGTCCACTCGCATGATGTTGGCTGTCTGCCCAACGTGCGGCTACAAGATTCGACTCACCGCCAAGTGGTCATCAATCGATCTGCCTTGGTGTTCGCATGGTCACGGCACGATCACAAGTGCAAATCAATTTCAAATCGTTTAAATCAGGAGGCTTCCTATCATGTCAAAAATTTCTCAAGCTCTTTCGCTCATCTCCACAGGCAAACTCAATGCCGCCCTCGTACAAACAGGCTACGGCTCAGAGGTCAGTGCCGACAAGGTGCGTGTGGTCACCATCCTCACAGACATTGTCAACAAGGGCGGCATCACCGTGGATGAGATTCGCAACCTCGTACCACTGTCAACAGCAGTGATCAACGCCAAGCAAGCACCGTCAGCAAACACTGGTGCAATCAATGATTCGATTGGCTTGGTGAATGACGCACTCACCGAGGTTCGCAATTCGCAGACGATAGTCTCGACAACCTACAGCCTCGCATCCAAAACGCTGGACGAGGTGCGTGACTTGCGTAGCAAGATCGTCACGCAAGCCGACAAGATTGAGCGTGACTTGGTCAAGCGCATTGACACTGAGGTTGGCAAGATCACAGGCGTGGACTACAGCAAGATTGACAACGCCATCCGCTCAGAGGTCGGCAACTTGTTCTCCTCGTTTAAACAGTCTGTCACGCCTGAGCAATTGCAGACCGTTGCCAACAGCGTGGCGGTGTTCTCAACACACAAAGCCTCTGAGATTTTCCCTGCGCCCCTGTTCTACCAACAGGACGGTGAGACGGTTAATTTTGAAGACATGGAAGTGCTGGTCTGGAATGATCCAGAGGCATTGGCGGTGCTTGATGACTACGTCTTCAACCCTGCCAACTTGCACCAAGCACTTTGTGCGCTGAGTGAGTCGATCCCCGACAACGTCTGGCTTGCAGGTGAACGGTCAACAGGTAAGACTGCATTCACTGAGCAGATCAGCGCACGGCTCAAGCGCAAGCTGTTCCGCATCAACTTCGATGACGGCATGGAGCGGTCGGAATTCATTGGAGCCAACATTCTCAAGAATGGCGATGTCGAATGGAAAGCAGGGATCATTGCTCAAGCTATCCAGCACACTGGTTCGCTCATTCTGTTGGACGAGATCGGCTTTGCTCGTCCTGCACAACTCGCATCACTCCATGCACTTTGCGAACGCTCTGCCAATCGTGCGATTGTGATTGCAGAGACAGGCACTCGCATCCCTGTTGCATCACACGTTGCATTCTTCTGCGCAGACAACAGCAACGGTCATGGCGATGCGTCTGGCAACTTCGCTGGTGTTCGTGATCAGAACACTGCATTCATTGATCGGTTCAGCTACACGCTGGAATTCAACTACCTGCCACACGCTGATGAAGTCACACTCATTCACAAGCGCACTGGTTTGAATGCTGATGCCGCCAATGTTCTTGTGACCTTTGCGAATGTGGCTCGAGAGAAAGCAAGGGCTGGTGTTCTCACTCAGCCTCCATCTCTGCGCCAGATGCTTGCATGGGCAAGAGCAGTGACCAAGGGCGTACCCACGGTGACAGCGTTCCGCTCTGCCATCGTCAACAAGTTTCCTGCCGATTGCGAACCTGAGTTGGTAGGCATCTTCACCGCCACGGTCAACACCGTGGAATTCAAATCCTTTTTGAACAAGTAAGGGGGGCATCATGTACTTAGGCACACAAGTGAAACGAGGCGTTGCAACAACGCTTGAGCGAGTCTTCCAAGCAAGCGGTCAGAGCATCGACAAGCTTGAGATTCTTTGGTCTGGCAAAACAGCAGGGATCATCTTCAAACGCTCCAGTGCAAAGACATTGGCTAGTGTGCAGTTGATCTTCCCATCGATTGATGACATGGCAAACATCTCACGCAAGGTGTTCAACAACACGCTTGGCTATGCCTTGCATGAGCTGGGTCATGCATGGTTCACCAACAACGCACCGTGGGACGAGGCTCGTACCCAGCACGGCTCTTATGTAAGCTCATTGATCAACGGTCTTGAAGACCCACGCATTGAGCAGTGTGTCATCGACTCAGGCTACGCACCGAATGCCAAGGCGTTGTTTGAAGAGCTAACCAACTCAGTGTTGGACGATAGCGGCTATGTCAAGCCTGATGACTTGAAGAATGTGCCGTTCATGTTGGCGATTGAGGGAAGGCGTTTAAACGGCTACCCAATCAAACACGCCACGGTGTTGGGTGCGTCCCCTTGGTCTGCTGATATTGAGTGGGCTTTGAAGTCTGCACAAAAAGCAAAGAACACGCAGACCATCGCTGACATTGCCATCGAATTGTTCAAGCGTTTACAGCAAGCGCATGAGAAACAAAAGCAACAGCCCAAGCAACCGCCACAAGGTGATGGCGGTCAGCAGGGTGATGACGGTCAGCAAGGTGACCAAGCTGGTGACCAGCAGGGTGATCAGCAGGGTGATCAGCAGGGTGATCAGCAGGGTGATCAGGCTGGTGACCAAGGCGGTCAGCAAGGCGATAAAGCTGACGGTGAGGGCAAAGGGTCAGGCGGCAAAGATGATGGTGCTGGTGACGGTTCTGGTGAGCCTGAGCAGGGGTCTGGCGATGGTCAGCAGGGCGAGTCGCAAGGTGAGCCAAACAATCAGGGCGGTAGTGGCTACAGCAATGACCCATTCAATGACCTCAAGCGCAAGCGTCCTGAGTTTGACAAATTCATTCAGAATGGATTGCGTCCACACACTGCACTTGCAGACAAGATCAAGGTTCGCCCTGCAATCCTCAAGCCTAAGATCAACGAAATACTTTTCTTCTAAGGATCAATCATGCGTATCGACAAAGACACCGCAGACAACATTTACAAACACAACTACACACTCACGCCTTCAGGTATGGGTGCAACACGAGCCAACTTGCTACGCATCTTGCGCTCCAACGATCTGGTGAGTTGGTCAAGCCATGAAGAGTCGGGGCGTGTTGATCGCAAAGCGTTTACACGCTATGCGTGTGGTGATGCCAACATCTTCAGCAAGCGTGAGGTGCGTGAGGCAGAGCGGTCAGCGGTCAGCATAATGATCGACTGCTCTGGCTCAATGAACTACCACGGTGAGATCGCTGTTGCTTGTCAGGTTGCAATTCAGCTATGCAAGATTCTGGACAAAGCCAACTCTGAGTTTAGTGTCACGGGTTTCTATGGCAACGACACAACTGTCGAGAGCGATAAGGCTGGAGCATCAAGAGAGATACTGGTGAGAGCCGAACGCCCTGTGTTCATCCCATTCAAAAAATGGGGCGAGTCACTGGGCAAGGCATCATCCAAGCTTGGCGCAATATCTCAGTGCGCTCAAGGTTCAACGCCAGACTATTCATCGATTGCTCTGGCGATTGAAGACTTGGCGACACGCAAAGAACAGCGCAAGGTTTTGTTCTTGCTCACTGATGCGAATGGATACCATGCTGAACACATGAAGTACTTGCAACAGCTTGCCGACAAACAACGCATCACACTGATTGCGATTGGCATTGGCAACACCAAGGTTGATCAGTGTTTCACCCACGCTGAGAATGTTCGCAACATCCAAGACTTGACCAGCGCATCGCTGAACAAGGTTTTGAAAGTCTTGAAGTAAACCAAGGGGGCTTGTCCCCCATCTTTTAAAAGGAAAGCATCATGGAAGAACTCACAGCAGAAGAAATTGAAAAGCAATTCGACTCTTACATGGAACTCAGAGACAAAGTCTTGGATGTTCTTGAGGGTCACAACATAAGGATCATCTTGCCCATGCTCACAGCCCTGCTTGCGGAGACTGCATTTGAAACAGGCGTAGAACTTAAAGAAGTTTTAAGACTTGTTGTTGCCGCTATCACCGTGAAGTACGCAAGCGAGATGCCCAATGAAGATGAACCCATTCACTAAGGAGACAACATGAAAGAAAGAGTAGGAATCATTTATAAATTGGACGATGACCAAGTCATTGACAGGGAAGAGTATGTCGATCTTAGAGATGAGATGATTGCCGCTGTTGATGGGAAAGACAGTGGGATGGTCATGCCAATACTCATATCCTTGGTAGCCGAAATGGCAATGCTCAACAACCTAAGCCTTGAAGAAATTGTTGGTGCTTCTTTTCAAATAATGAAAAGCGAATATGAGCTTCATAGTGAACTCATAAAAGAATTTATTGAAGAAAACAAAAGGGGGTTAATGTGATTTGGAACTATAGGGTCATTGACCTAAGAGAAGAGAATGGCGGTGAGCCTTGCTACAAAATCTGCGAGGTGTACTACAACGATGACGAGAAGCCTGATGGGTATGCGGATGCCACGGTGATGGGCGACAACCTTGCAGAGGTTCGACAAGAACTCAAGCGCATGACAGCGGCAACCAATAAACCAGTGCTGACCCTCAAGGGCGGCAAACTTTTCTGACCAGTTCCCCCCTTAGCTTCACGGCTTCGGGGGGATTTTTTTTGCCCTGTAAATCCTGACTTTCCCCGCTCAGGTGCTAGAGCGTTTAAACAGCCTAGAAGTCATCAGCAACTTTGTACGTTCCAGTCACCTTTTCATAATTCAATTGGGTTTCGCCCTGTGTTCCAACCCATCGATAGCGACATTTCCAAATTGCAATTTCAACGTCATTGGTCGGGGTTCGGTGTACGGTCATGCCGCAATCAGCCTTTGCCCACCACGCCATTGAGCCACTGATTGCCATGCCATCAGGACGAGGTAAATCCATGCCTGAGCGTGTTATTTTGGCTGGGTGAGCCACAAACCACACATGAACTCCATAAGCCTTTGCGAACGCTTGTATGCGTGTCAGCATGGATGAAATGAACTCTGTCTCTGCCATGCCTGATTTGTTTTCGATGTAGTTGTAGGGATCGACTACCAGCCCCCTGATGCCCATGCGAACAACTGCAATCCTTGCCCTGTCCAGTATCGAATCAATTGATGCTGGCTCAACGCCCTCTGAATCTAAAAATAAAAAATGTTGTTGAACCCAATCGAACGCATCCTTGCGGTCGTCCTCCGTCATCCTATTTGTACCCTCAAAGAATCGCTTCTCTTTGTAGATTTCCATCAGTCGTGAAATGTGAATCTCTGGAGCGTTCTCAAACGAACAAAGGGCGAACTTCCAATCATGTGATCGTCCAAGGTTGACCATCAACTGGTCAACGAAATTTGATTTGCCGCTGGATGGGTAGCCTGTCACGATGGTGAGTTGACCTTCAGCCACGGTGTAAATCTGATCCACGTTTGAATACCCTGTCGATGTTCCTCGTCCAGTGCCTTTGCTCCATAGATCGTTTAAACGGTCTTCAAACTTTGTGGCGGATGACAAACCAGCAACTGGGTAAGGCTCTGCCTTGTCAATTATTTCTTTGACCTTTGTCGCCCCCTCTGCGAGGAATGCCTCGTTTAAATCTTTGAAGTCTGACTTGGCGATGCGGCACTTGTCTTTGCCTATGCGCCTTGCCAATTCTTCTGCAAGAGCTTGACCAGCGGTGTCGGTGTCAACTGCAATCACAACGTAGGGTAGCTTTTCAATTGTCTCAAATGCATCCCAAATGAAACTGAATTTTTTATCTTCGCTTGGCGCAACCTTGCCATCGTTTACTTTGATGGGAGCGCCAGAGGGAACACTCACCACGTTCTCAATGCCGCATTCGATCAGCGTCAATGCATCTATTTCGCCCTCTACGATGATCATGGGTTTTGTTGGATCAACCTTGTCAATTGCAAAGAAGACATGAGTGCCGCCTGTGTCTTGCGTGAAGTCCTTCGATTCAATGCTTCGATACTTGGCGTTGATGTACTGACCATTCTTGAAATAAGGAAAGCCGATTGCATCGGTTTGCTTTTGCAGTCGATTGAAATATTTATTTGCCGCAAACAACTTCATGTCAAGGGCGGTCTGTTCTGATATGCCTCGTGTTTTCAAAAATGCAAAGTGCTGTGGCTCAAGTTGTGTTTGTTGAAAGGCTCTGATTGGAATCACGTTTTGCTCCTGAAGCTTGGGCGGTTGAATGTAGTTGGATGGGAAAAAAACAAAGCCGCCAATGTGGCAGTGATGGCAGTGGTAAGTCCATCCACGCTCTTTGCGGTGAATGGATAAATCTTGGTCGTTTGTTTTTGAACGCTCACCTGAGCATTCGGGACAAGTGGCACGTTTTGATACGTCCACATTGAGTGACGCAACGAGTTGGTCGATAGCACTCGTTGCAGATGATCCTGCAAATTTCATAAGCCTCCTGATGATTTACTTTTTCGGTCTGTTCACTTTGACAGTGTGGTCACTGTTGCGAGTGAATGAACGATTCTTTGATGGTGATTTCAATTTCAAGTTTGATGGTGCGTTTGTTCCTCCTTTGGATAGCGGCACGACATGGTCGATGTCTTTGCCCTTGCGGTCAATACCCTTCTTGTCCATGTCATATCTTGCACGTTCTCTTGCATTGCGTTTGGGTTGTTCGCCACGCTCAACTTGTTGCTCATATTCTTTTTTGTATGGTCTTGCTTTGTTCACATATGGCATGGAATTTCCTGTAAATATTTACTCTTTGCGCTCCCTTTTGGGGGAGCGCAAGGCGCACCTAGCCTATCCTAGATGTGCCTTCACGCATGATGCGCCCCGACAGACTTCTCGTGCAAGGGACTCTGTCTTCGCCATCCCCTCTGGTGTCTAATGCACTTCCAACAGTACCAGCAATACACCTCTTGACCCTGTTGTCAATTTCTCCCAACGATCAAAAGAGGATTGCAGTTTAAGCCATGAAAGAGGGGCGACACAATGGGGTAAACGCAAAATATTTTTGCGATGCGTTTAAACTTGCTTCATGCAATGCCACGGCGCTTCACCCGGGATCATCAGCCAAAAAAAAGGGAGATGCGTTTAAACATCTCCCAAAGAATTGCCGCAAGAAAGCAGAAAACGAACGGCAACTGCCAATGCATTATTCCAAAAATATTTTGCGAACGAGTGTTGACACGCTTGATGGGGGAGCTACAATTCATGCACCTAGACATGATTAAGCCTCCTGTATAGCAGATCGAAAGATCGGTAGAAGCCACCCTTGCGGTGGCTTTTATTTTGCCTGTATGGGGCTGACCTCAATCTCGCAACGAGAGTTCTCTTTGTCTACACCCATCCAATAGATGTGCTTCTCTTTCACTTGCCTGTCGTTGAGATACGCAACGTCCTGTAGCAAGTCCAAGATCAACGACTCATCCAAGTCAGGTCGCCTTGATGCATACCAAATGCGAATGGTTACCGCAACATCCTCGCTGATGAACTTCAACAAGGGCGGCACAACAGCTTGCTGTTTAAACGACTTGGCATAGCCCAATGCTTTTGCGGATTTGATGAACATTGACTTGCCATTGACCATCACCGCTCTGCGACTGTTTGCCTTGCTTGCGGGTTCGCCATAAATTTTCAACAAAAGTGTTTGCATGGTTTATTTTCTCGTGTTAGCATAAGCGTTCGCATTTTATCAACCAAGGAGGCTCAATGAAAATTACGAACAAGTTTGGTTTGCCAGCGCCACTATACGCTCTTGCGAACAAACAGTACTACAGCAAAGGTGACGCTGATTACTCAGTCACCGAAATCATTTCACCGCCTCGCATTCAGCGGCTACGCAAGAAGCACGATCACGAAATGGAAACGGATGTCACCGATCTGTGGTGGTCAATCGTTGGCTCTGCCCTGCACGTTGTGATGGAGCGTTCTGTTGTTGACAACTATAAGAACGAAGAGCGTCTCACCACCGAGATCAATGGCGTTCGCTTGTCGGGTGCAATTGATGTTCAGCAGATTGAGAGTGACGGCATCACGATCATGGACTACAAGTTCACTTCAGCATGGGCGCTGATGAACGAGAAGCCTGAGTGGTCAATGCAACAAAACATTTATGGTCGCCTTGTTCAAAAGGTTAAGGGCGAGAACGTCAAGGGCTTGAAGATCATTGCTGTCGTTCGTGATTGGTCGAGGCGTGAGGCAGAGAGAAAGCCAACCTACCCACAAGCCCCACTCCAGATGGTGGACATTCCTTTGTGGGAAGAAAGCTTCACAGATCAATTCATTGAGAGGCGCATTGAGTTGCACCGTGACTCCAAGGTCAGTGCCGATTGGGACGATGAGTTACCCCCATGCACAGACGAAGACCGCTGGATGCGTGACCCCAAATTTGCAGTCAAGAAAGAAGGTCGCAAGACTGCCGTTCGTGTTTTTGACACGATGACCGAAGCAAGCGAGTTGTTGGCAACACTGCCAGCAAAAGACAAAGGGTTCATAGAAATCCGCAAAGCCGAACCTGTGCGCTGTACGCAAGATTATTGCGGTGTCAGCAAGTGGTGTTCACAGTATCAATCCTATTTAAAGGAGCAGGAAAATGAGTGAGTTAGGAATTCGTGAGAACAGCCCTAGCGGCGGCGACAGCCATCCATCGCATTCGCATGAATTGGTTTCGTTGGCTATGCAGGGTAAGCGTGGGGTGCGTGGGGTGCTTGCCCGACTGATTGCCGCAAGAGAAGAGTTTCAGAGATTGCCAATCAAGAAGTCGGGTCACAACAAGTTTGCTGGCTACAGCTACTTTGAGCTTGGTGACTTCTTGCCAACCATCCAGCAAATGTTTAACAAGTGGGGCTTGGTGGATGTCATCAGCTTCACGCCTGAGATGGCAACGATGACTGTCTACGATGTGATCGATGGATCGTCCGTGACGTTTACATCGCCTATGGCTGACGCTCAACTCAAAGGCTGTCACCCCATTCAGAATCTGGGCGCTGTTGAAACCTATCAGCGGAGATACCTTTATGTCACAGCGATGGCTATCGTTGAGCATGATGCGCTTGAGAGCGTGACAGGCTCTCCACAAGGCCAGCCAGCAGGAGAGGTAATCCAGCCAGTTCCCTCCAAGAAGCAATCCGCTGGAAACAGCGACTCAAGACTTTTTGTTGAGGGTTTGGTTGAGCTTGCTCAGGCAAGCACAGGACTCACAGACCTCGCCAATCTGTGGAAGCAAAACCAAAGGCGAATCGATCAGATAAAAGCTGAAGAGCCTAGTCTGTTCAAAGGACTGCAAATAGCATTTGCAGAAATCAAAAAGCAACTTTCATCAAGCATTGGAGCATCAAATGAATAAACCTGTTTACAACAAACCGTATGAAGTGAAGCCGAACTCAGGCTCACTCCGCAAAACAGAAATCAAGAAGCGGCAAGAGTCGCCCGATTACTTTGGCTCGTTTAAACTTGATTTGAATGGCCTCGAGGTAAAGGGAAACATTGTCGAGTTCAAACTCTCAGGCTGGAAATCTGTTGATGCATCTGGCAAAAGCTTTTTGTCTTTGAAGCTCAACAACTACAAGGCAGATGAAGAGCAAGCCCCACAACAACGCAAAGCACCACAACCCGAGGAGCAAGACGATGACCACCCATTCTGAAGCAAGCATTGAAATGTTCCCCTCAAATGGCGGCAAGAAAAAGCGAGTCCTTACCGAGAAGCAATATGCCGAGGCGGTAGAGAGGGCGAGAATCGCAAGGGAAGGAAGACAAAAGGCAATAGCTAAACGCAAAAACGCAGAGGCTCAAAGAAGATACAGGGCAAAACTTCTTCAGGAGAAGAATGATCGGGAAAATTCTCTTAATAATGTAGCCAAAATGGTGAAAGCCGCCACTGGCAACCCACAGAAGCCAGAAGCGCCTTGGATGCCTCCTCCCGCCCCACCTGCACCAGAGCCAAAAGTTGTTCCATCTACAGATGCACTTGAAGCAAAGATCAGGAGCCTTGAGCATCAAGCCGCTCAGTATCGGGTTGTGATTGACTACCTTGAGTCAAAGCTTGCGCACACAGCGGAGACTCTGTCCATCATCAACCGCAAAAGAATCGGAGCGCCATTCTGATGAATGCGTTGCAATTTGAAGGCGTGAAGATTGCCCTCAAACAGGATAGGACTGGTTACGTCTTGACGCTAACCATCCATCCTGACGAAATCCCTGACGAGTTGCTTAGGGATTTTGTAGGGACAAGGTATGGCGTTGCTATGGTTCGCATTGAGTCTGATGAAACGGCAAGGGTGTACGACAACCGAGTCAAGAGTGCTGGAAAGCTTTGCAGAAGCAAGGAGTTTCAGGATTGGGTTGGGGTGCAACTTGATTTAAACATCGTGCTTGAGGAGACGGCAATCAATTACCTGTACAGCAGATGCGGTATTGCATCAAGAACCGAACTCAATGGAAACACTGAGGCTCAACAAAAGTTTGATGAGATGCTGGAGGAATATGAGCAATCCCAAGAGTCGTTTTAAAACCATCGTCCCTTTGATGGTTTACCTTGAGCCAGATCAACCGTTGCGGCTAAAGCTGTATGCGGTTGACCGAAACCTTTCGGTAAGTCAAGTTGCAAGGGATGCGTTCAATGCGTTTATGTCTCCATCGAATGATCCATTTCACCAAGGCTACAACGCTGGCATTGATGCGGCAATTCAAATCGTCAAAGGCACAGAGGGTGCAAAGATGATGTTCCCATCAGGCAAGTCGTTTGGTCAGTTGGTATGCGATCAACTCTTGCAGTTTAAACGCAGTAAGGGGGTCAAATGAATGAAGAGCATCAGGAAAACCTGCGTGACTTGGCGGCAATGTTTGCACTGAACGCCCTCATTCAGCGGCCTGAGATAAGCCTAGCTTCATCAGCCGAGAGAAGGGCTAACCTTTGTATGTCGGCATACGAATGGGCTGATTCCCTGATGTCCACCAAAGATGGATTGAATGGCGTTGGCATCGCCTCTGCGAAGCGTAAGCGCAAATGAACAAGGCCGAGCATTTTGAAGAGACAGCCCAATGGATTGCCAAGTTGGCTATGACAAAGGGCTGGCTCGACTATGCAAGAGGTCGTTGTAAAGAGTTGGAAAAAGATGAGTCAGGTTTGTACGTTGGACTTGGCAAACGAATCAAAGAAATCATAGAAGGTTTAAACAAGGAGGCGACATGAAAGATGACACAAATTTTAACGGCAACACAAAGAAACTTTTTGACTTGTCAATATTTAACAGGGTTAGAAGTTCAGACCCTATAACGAGCCATGAGGCCGCTGATGCCGCCAAGGACTTAGCATCCAAGCACTTTGGCATTATTGTGGGTTGTTTAAAGGCTCATGGTGCGCTTGGGAAAGATGGGATAGCCACGCATAGTGGGCTAGAGCCTAATCAGGTTGCAAGACGCTTAAATGAGCTGGAGAAGATGAGCCTAATTGAGTTGACTGGCAAAACAGTTAAGTCTTCATCGGGTCGCAATGAGCGTGAATGGAGGGCAATCTAATGTGGGATGTACTTGTTACTGTGACCTTGATGTTGTTTGGAGCTTTCATGGTAGTGGTTGTTGGCGCAGTGTTCATTGCGGCAATTTATTTTTTACAAAATGGGGGCAGGGATGATTGAACCGACAACACCAGAAGAGGACGAGGCGTTCAACGAAATTGAGCGCCAAGCCAAACAACGCATGGCGGCGGTCAATGCCGCATTTGATGAGCAGTACCCCATTTGGAAGCGCAATCAAGTCATTGAAGAGGTAGCACAGCACATTGAGAAGTTGACTGGCTTTGGTCAGGACACTATCAGCAGTTTTACAATTTTTATTAGGGGCATGAAAAAATGAACAACCCACCAGCATTTCCAGTTTTGATTGTTGACCGACCAGAAGAACTAACCCACTTCAACGGCATGACATTGCGTGACTATTTTGCGGCAAAGGCTATGCAAAAAATTCTGCCTGATTCTTATGAAATGCCAAAAAAAATTGACCCAATTTTTTTTAGAACAGTTGAGACGCTTAAATTTAACACTAGGATTACAAATTGTTTAAAGGCTAAAAATATTTTTTACATAAAAGATTTGATTAGAGAAACCGACTACAGCTTGAGTAAAGTTGAAAATCTGGGTCATGTAAGCCTTCAAGAAATTATTGATGGTTTAAACGCCGTTGGTCTTCATTTAGGTTGGCAATTTAATGAAATAAATTCTTTGTTTTTTGATGAGGTCGCCTGTATTTCATATGCAGTAGCAGACGCAATGTTGAAAGCAAGAGAGATATGAGTTTCAGATCAACAACAATTAAATACATCAAAGAAGTGATGAGGGCAAGGACTATTCATGAAGTCATTGCCGCTGAACTGCGTGAAGCACACCTGCGCAAGCTGGAAGCTGAGACTGCGGCTGAGTACGCCAATGCGGCTATTCAATACAACGAACAGCGCATTGCACGGCTGATGGCAAGACTGACTGAACATACAGAAGAAGGGGACTACGCATGACGCAAGATGAAGTACTTAATCTGGCAAGAGAGGCTGATGGACAAGTGACGATGTGGGTCAATCACAGCACGATTCAAAAGACTACAACATTTACATTTGAGTCACCCATTGATTACCGTGTCAGCGGCGACTACCCCGAGATGTACCACATCAAATTCTTGGAAAGGTTTGCCAA